GGTGCTGTCTCGGAAAGTCAAGTCCGGGATCAGACGGCGCAGGAACACAAACTGGTCCCCCTCTGCGATGCTCATCTGAGAACTTTCGATGTAGGCCGCGATGGGCAACGCAGGCTCCACGCTGCCGTCGTCGAAACCCGTCTCGTGGAAGTAGAGCGAGTGGTCCGTGGACGCAGCAACGGGAATTGCCTCGACGCCACGGTCCAGCCAGCATGTGCGCGCCAGCGTGCCGTAGTACCAAACCTGCTGCTGGTAGTTGAACACGACATAGCGGTCGCACTCGTCGCTGTTGGCGCTGGGGTAGAACCACCAGACCTCGGAGAACGCCGTGTTGGTTGCCGCCGTCACCTTCTCCATCTGGTCTGTGTTCATGTTGCTGAAGACGTAGTCACGCACCGTGCAGGGGAGAACCTGCACCGCACCTGTGTAGATGTAGAACTCCTCTTGTCCCATCCAGAAGACGTTGTCCTCGACCGCAATCGCAGCCAGCGGACCCGCGATGGTGACATTCTCAGAGATCGTGTTGATCCCGAAGGTGAATGGCGGACCAAGGAACTGCATCGCATAGAGCGACGTGTCCGTGAACACCACGATCTGCTGGCGCGTTTCGATGGCGTTGACGATCTGCGATCCAGATCCGAGGCGCAAGTCCCCTGCTGTGTTGGTCGCGGTCGCAGCCCAGTCCGTCACGCTTTCTTGGCTGGAGAACCGGATGAGCAACGGATCCTGTGTGCCGATGGCGCCCTCGGGGTCGCAGCCGAAGGCGATGACGTGCCGGTCGCGGTCAGACACCAGCACCTTCTTGGCGATGGTCGGCGCAGCATTCGCACCCGCCAACGCACTCAAGGCCACGGCCCGCGTGCTCAGGCTGTTGGTCTTGTCCCAATAGTAAATGCCGCCGTCTCGGACGTTGATGAGCAGGTCCTCGCCGAAGTTGTCGTGCGACCAGATGCGCAGCGTCTGGCCCGCGACGTTCAGCGCAAAGCCCGAGCCCCACGTTCCTCGGCTCCATGATCCTGCACCCCAGCCGTTGCCGGTGATGGTGGTGTCGAGGCCCGTGTTGATCTGATAGGTGCCGACGACACTCGCCCCGCCACTGCCGCTGTCGCTGGACGTCGCAAACACATAGGTCGAGTTGATGCCGCTCGACGTCGTGATGCTGGAAATGGTGCTGACGGTCCGCGCTTCGATCTGGTAAGTGTTGGAGTTGACGACAGCCGTGATCTGGTATTCCTGATTCAGCACGTTGGCCGTGATCTGATCACCAAGCGTCGAGGCCCCGGAGAAGGTCACGAAGTCGTTGTCCAGCGCGCCGTGGTTTGCGTCCGTCACCGTCAGCGTCGCGCACGTCACCGCGTCCGTAGACGAATGCGCCGCCGCCGTGGTGCCATTCTGCCCCCGCAGGCACCCAACCAGATTGTTTCCTGAAACGGCTGCGTAGGTGATGATCTCGCTGTTGATCTTGATCCGACCGCCGGACGTGGGAAAGTTCGTCGTACTGGTCAGCGGGATTGTCGTGTCGCCAATGGCTACATTGGCGGAGAGCGTGTTCGCAGCCGCCTGAAACGTCACGTCCCCCGCCGTCGTCGTCGCTCGGATCGGCGTGATGTCGTTGTATGCACCGCCCTCGTTGATGTAGTACTTGAGGTGCGTGCCAACACCCAAGTACCGGTCCCCGCCCAGCGAAACCCACGGGTGCAGCGCCCGGCACGTCCCCAGAAAGTAGGTGGCAGAGGTCTTCAGCCAGCCGCCGATCTTCTCCGGCAGACCAAACCGAAAGCGCACCTTGTCGATGTCAAACCACCCGCCTTCGTTCGTATAGGAGGTGGTCTCTCGGTTCACGCCGGGGCGAAACTGGAGTTTGGCTAACGGCATACCGGGGCCTCGGTTGCTGGGTGGCTACACTTTACCCCGAATTGATGTCCTCGGGAAGATGGCTCTCAGCGCGCTCGATGTCATCCTCGACACAGCGCTCGCCGTACTGGATCTCGATGACCCGGAGCGGAGTCGTACCGGGGTTGTGCAGACAATGCCACGAACCGACGCCTATTTCTACACTGTCGTGAGGGGCAAGGTCCAAGAGCACACCCTCGACGTACACCTGACCTTGGCCCTCGGCGACGTGCCAATGCTCGGAGCGGTAAGCGTGGCGCTGCATACTCAGCTTCTGCTGCGGCTCGACCACCAGTTCCTTGACCTTCACCCCCGGTGCCTCGTGCAGCACTCGGTAGTGGCCCCACAACCGCTCTGTTGTCGGCGCCTGCCATTCCTGCAAGATCCACGAGGACGAGTTCAGCTTCTCCTCGCCGCCGACGCCGAAGACGAACGTGACGCCACGGGCGGTCATCTCCGGGATGTTGTCCCGCGTCCTGTCGCCGCCGTTGGCAAAGATCAGGCGGTCCTCCGGGTGCAGCGCCCGGACATCCTCGATCAGCTTGCACGCCGTCCCGTCGCTGTCGTCGAACGAGACGGCCGCGTCCACGCAGCCCAGCGCGCGGATGACCGCGAGCCGCTCCTTCAGCGGCATGAAGAAGCGGCCCTTCTTCGTGATGAGCCACGCGTCCGAGTTGACGCCCACCACCAGCCTGTCGCCCAGCTTCGCCGCCGCTTGCAGATATGCGATGTGGCCCGAGTGCAGAGGATCGAAGCCGCCCGAGACGATGACCGTTCTAGGCATAGGACTTCTCCTCGATGAGCGCCGAGCCGGTGGCCTCATTAATCCGACGCTTGATCTCGGCGCGTCGGTCGTTGGTGATGTAGACCGCACGGGCAAGTTCGATGAACTCGGCGTCGAACTCTTGGCGCTTTTCCTTCTCCCGCAGGCGGTCTTCGATTTCCCAGAGGGACTTGTTCACCGCAAGCAGGTCGGCTTCATAGGCTGGGCTGCGGTAGCCCCGTGCGGCATCTGTGAGATGCTCGAGTTCCTTCCGCACGTTCGCCAGCTTGCTCGCGTCGGTGATGCGCTCAGACTTGATCTGAAGGATGCTGATCTTGTCCAGCACCTCACCGACGCTCACAGGAACCTCAAGCATGGGCAGCGATGGCGTCGTTGAACGGCTTGAGATCGTAGCCCGCAGGCCAGTCCTTCGCCACGATGATCTTGAGATGATCGACGTTGCGCTGGACGGTGCCCGCCCAGTCCTCATCGCTGTCGCCAGCGGGCTTGCCCTTGTTGAGCAGGTTGACGCTGTCCATCGCAGCGTTGTAGGTGCCTTGCCAGTTCTCTTCCATGTTCGACTCCTAAGCGGTTAGACAGTAGACGTTGACGGGCTTGCCTTTGCCCTTCGTCGTCAGTTTCAGATATGCCTCAACGACGGTCTCCGGATCAACCATCACGTTGCGCGGATCGCTGTCGCTGAAGCGGCTTTCGTCCCACTTGCCCTTCATGTGGAAGTGCAAGTTGATGTTGTGGCCGTAGCCGAATTGCGTCCACCGCGTGCTGCCCCAGATGACAACTCCGGGCTTCTGCGCGCTGGCCGAGAAGTGTTGCAGGCTGCTGTCGATGCCGACGAAGCCTTCTGCGCGCTTGAGCAGTTCGTGGACCACGGCCCAATGCTCGGTGCACTTGATGCTGCCAGCAAAGGCAGGCTCGTTGGGCAGCGTGCAGTCGATGATGGCGACGTTGGGCATCGCAGCCTTGAGTGCCGAGATGACCTGCTGTGCCAGATAGGGCGGATAGTTTCGGCCCGGATTGTGGCTGGCGTAGTGGTTGTTCGGAGACCAGCCGACAGGGGTCTGGCCGCCGCTGAACTGCACCATCATGTATTTGCCGGTAATGCCGTTCTTTTCCAGAAAGTCAGTGGCCCGATCTCTCAAATGCCCCGTATATAGCTTCGGAGCCATAGTCGGCTCGTAGGCCACGCCGAAGAGTTCGCAGTAGGACTCGATCAGGTGCTGCTTGCCCAGCGCGAAGTTCGACTTGTAGGGCTCGCAGTAGAAGATGTTGTCCGAGCGCATGATGCGCGGATCGGCAAGCGGCAGCGACTGCTCGTAGGCCATCTCCACATCAGGGTTGAAGGCGAAGCAGTCGATGTAGGGCGTGTAGATTTGGATCGGCTGTCCTGCCTTCTCGGCCAGCTTAGGGATCAGGGCTGTGAAGGCGGTGCACTTTCCGATGCCGCCTTCGATGACGTAGGTGTTAAGCATTCTCCAGCGCCTCCAAGCGCGCGGTCAGGGCATCGACCTGAGCCGATAGGTCTTGTATCGCCTTCACCAGCACCGGGATCAAGTGCGCTTCGGTGTATTGCAGCTTGTCCGGGTTGTCGGCGCTGATGATGACGGGGTTATCACCTTCGAGCGGCAGGACTTCTTGTGCAAGGAAGCCGTAGCGGCGCTTGCCGTCTGTCTCGTCGCTCTCGCGGCCCTTGCGGAACTGATACTCGGTCGGCTTGAGAGCGCGCACAAAGTCCAGCCCGTGCGCGATGGGGCGGAAGCATGTCTTATCGCGGCAGTCCGATGTAGCCGTCCACGCGATCTTGATGAGAGCGCAAGTGTGGTCGTCATTCCCCATGACGATATAGTTGCTCTCGGTGGTGATGTTGCAGATGCCTGCGGGCGTAGAGCCTGTGCGGCCTGCGTTGCGCCCGATGCCGATGTTGTTGTTGCCTGTGGCATTGAAGAATGCCGCACTGCCGATGGCGACGTTGTTAGATCCGGTTACAACCGCGCCAAGGGCTGAGTTACCAACGGCGACGTTTTGGCACCCTGTTGTGTTGCAGGACATCACAGAACTGCCTAATGCCGAGTTGTTAGGCCCTGTTGTAGTTACATTAAGCGCAGCGTTGCCGACAGCCACATTGCCATCTGCTGTTGTACTAGAGGAAAGTGCCGATCTCCCAAGCGCAGTATTACCCGTACCTGTCGTGCTAGAGGTTAGTGCGCCTTGCCCTGTTGCTGTGTTATTACATCCCGTCGTATTCAGCCTCAGACTGCAAGCCCCAACCGCCGTATTACTCGTCCCCGTCGTCGTACACAGCGCAGCCTGAAAGCCCACAGCCACGTTGTTCATGTCAGCGTTGCCGACAGGGTTTTGGTTGCGGAGGGCGTCGTGGCCCACAGCAGTAGACTGATCCCCGGCGACGTTTTCGCGAAGGGCGTTGCAGCCAACAGCTATGTTCAATACGCCTGTGGTGTTGCAGCGAGATGCGCTAACACCCAGCCCGATGTTGTCGTTGCCCGTAGTGTTGCAAAGCAACGATTGAAAACCAAGAGCCGTGTTGCAGCACCCTGTTGTGTTAAGCTGAAGCGCACTCAGGCCAATCGCGGTGTTGTTTAGCCCGGTGGTGTTACATTGAAGGGCAAAAGTGCCGAGAGCGGCGTTGTTGTTACCTGTTGTGTTAGACTGAAGCGCTTGCGCCCCAACAACCGTATTACACACCCCCGTCGTCGTGCACAACGCAGCCTGAAAGCCTACGGCTACGTTGTTCATGTCGGCGTTGCCGACAGGGTTTTGGTTGCGGAGGGCGTCACGACCGACGGCCACACTCTGGTCGCCTTCGACGTTAAGCGCGAGTGCTTCCCTACCTACGGCGACGTTGTGGATGCCCGTAGTGTTGCAGAAGAGCGCGCAAAAGCCAACAGCCACAAGATCGGGCGCAGTTGTATTGCTGCACAACGCATTAGCCCCAACCGCGACGTTGTTGCCGCCTGTGGTATTGTTGAATAGTGCTTGATATCCGATTCCCGTATTGAAAGACGCTGTGGTGTTGCACTGAAGCGCGCTAATACCAAATGCGCTGTTGTTGCCGCCGGTTGTGTTGCCGTTGAGGGCGTTTACGCCGACACCTGTGTTTGCGCAACCCGTGCTGTTATTGAGAAGGGCAAAGCGGCCTAATGCTGAGTTGTTAATACCTGTGGTGTTAGCACCTAATGCCTGCAAGCCTACAGCGGTGTTCTGGCAACCTGTGTTGTTCAGCCTCAGACTGCAAGCACCCACCGCAGTATTGCTGGCCCCCGTCGTCGTAGCACAGGCAGCCTGAAAGCCTACGGCGACGTTGTTCATGTCTACGTTGCCGACGGGGTTTTGGTTTAGAAGCGCGGAGTGGCCGACGGCTACGGAGTTGTCGCCTTCTTGGTTAGCGCAGAGGGCATCACGTCCTACGGCCACGTTAAAGACGCCAACAGTATTTGAACAAAGGGTGTTATTACCCACAGCTACGTTTTGATTCCCTGTAGTGTTATTCCGAAGTGCTGCAGACCCGATAGCTGTGTTGAAGTTGCCTGTTGTATTCGCCGCCAGCGCGCAATGACCAGCCGCGACCCCAAAACAACCGCTCGTATTCGCCGACAACGCACAAGCCCCAACCGCTGTATTGTTTGCCCCAGTCAGCCCAGCATCATCCAGCGCCGCATCCCCCAGCGCCACGTTCCCCGAGCCAACAGGATAGTTCCCGTCCAGCTTGATCGTGCCGCCGTCGAACGAGACGTTCCCCGTCGCCGTGAGCGTCGTGAACGTACCAGCAGCGGCTGTGCCGCCACCGATAGTGGTGCCGTCAATCGTCCCGCCGTTGATGTCAACGGTTGTGACCGTGCCTAAATTGGCAATCGTTCCACTAAAACTCTGTCCATTGCTTGTGACTGTTCCCCCCAGCGTAAATGCAGGCAGGGTCCATGTCGCCGCCGCTGTCCACGTTCCGCCCGCTGCAATCGGGCCATTTATAGTCCCCGTTGCTTGCGTCGTCCCGTCAATCGTCCCGCCGTTGATGTCCACCTTCGAGATGTCCACCTCGCCCGTCCCATTCGGCGTCAGCGCGATGTTGCCGTTGGTGTTCGTGGACGAGATCGTATTGCCATCAAGCCGCAGGTTGTCCACGTTGACGATAGTGGCAGCAACGCTATTGCCAATCGAAACGCCGTCAATCGTCCCGCCGTTGATGTCCGTCGTCGTCAGTACCGACGACCCAATCGTCATGACCCCGGTCGAATCCGCAATCGTCGCCGACGCCGTCCCGTCCTTCGCCTTGATGTTCGTGACCTCAAGGTTCGTCATGTCAAACGTCGTCGCGTTGACCGTCGTCGCGTTGACCGTCGTCGCCGACAGCGTCCCAATGGTCGCCGCATCCAGCGCCAGATCCGCAAGAACCGCCGAAGCTACAGCCCCGGCCCCCGCACCGTCGAACTTGACAATCGCGTCCTTGCCCGCCGCAAGCACGAAGTCGTTCGCCGAGTTGTACGTCCCCTGAAACAGGATCAAGTTCCGAGAACCGGACAGCGAGTTCCGCACGAACATGATCTTCTTCGCGTCGTTCGGCGTCAGCTGAACGTAGACGTCAGCCCCAAGATCCCCGCCATCCGTGAAGATGATCGCGCGGTTCCGACCATTGGAACTCGATCCGTCCGTGATCGGCAGCGTGTTCGGCGAGCCGCTCGTGCCCGCCGTGGCCAGCGTCACCGACAGGTGCCCGTCAAGCGAGGTGTCGATGAACGTCAGGTTGTTGTTCGTCGTCGAACCCCAAGTACCGGACTGCTCGCCGGTAGCGATAAGCTCGATGCCGTTGTTCGTGGTATATGTGCTGGGCATGGCCCTGATCCTCTATGCTGCGATCTCGGTCCAACCGGGATCTTGTGACGGTGTTGTCTGCGCATATCCCGGGGACTGAGACGGACTCGTCGTAACGTAACCAGCCACTTGACTGGGAGTCGTCGTCGCATATCCGGCGGACTGCGATGGTGTAGTCGGAGAATACGACGGATTCTGGTTCGGAACAATCCTGCCCCACACCAAAACCTCGCCGACCGACGCCGTGGCCACAAGGCCAACCACGGTGATACTCGCGCTCCCGGTAACCGTAACGGCACCAACCGCGCTCGATGCGGAAACGCCAGCCACGATAACGTTGGCATCCGCCGTGGTCACAACAGAACCAACCGAGCCTGTCGCGGCAACGCCCGTCACCGAGACGTTCGCCGTGCCAACCACCGCAACGTCGCCAACCAAACCCGTCGCGCTGAGCCCGGTCACAACGACGTCGGCATTCGCCGTCACCGTCACCGACCCGACCGACGCCGTCGCCCCAAAGCCCGTGACCGTGACGTTCGCGTCCGCCGTCACCGCGACCGAGCCAACCGCCCCAGTCGCCGCAACGCCCGTCACGCTTACATCTGCATTACCAGTGACCGTCACGCTGCCCACAACAGCAGACATGCCAAAACCCGTCACAACGACGTTCGCGTCCGCCGTAACGGTGACCGTGCCTACCTGACCTTGGGCCCCGGCGTTGGTGACAGACCCTTCGCCATAAGCGAGGTCGCCCCAACCTCCCCGGCCCCAGCCGGTGAAGGGGACGACGACGTCCGTCATGTCATGCGATCCTTATGATCGCAGTGGAAGCATCCGCCACAGGGAAGATCACCGTGAAAGTGCCGCTCGTCGAGGTCTTAGCCCCGCCAAAGTCCAGCACGCACACCGTTGGATTGCCCGCCGCCGTGTCGTTGTAGATCAGCGCGCCATAGGCGGTGATCGTCGCCGACGTGAACGAGATGTCCGCGAAGTCGGTGAACGCCGTCGTGCCGCTCGTCGTCGGGTCAACCCGCGTCAGCGACCCACCACCCGCAACATACGACCCCGACGCAGCAACCTCGTTGGTCGCCGTGTACGCCGTCGTCGCAGCAGTGAAGGACGCGCTGTTGTCATAGAGCGCCAGCTTGAAGTCATCTCCGCCCGAGTTGCGGAAATCGTGGATTCCCTCAAGAAGCTCCTTCTTGAAGGACGTACACAAAAAATTGCCCGAGAAGCTCATGAGATTTTCCTTTCAACCTCAATGGGTTGCGATAGTTTTCTGGCCGCCCACCACGCCGTCATGCGAACCGACTGTTCTTCCCGAAGCCGTTGCTGCGTTGCGCGCATTCGGGCTATTGTCTCCTCTGAGTGGCGCTTACCAAACCGATGCGATTTTTCCACCGGCAGTCCTTTGTTCCACGGAACCAGCCCCTTCTTAAACTCTGTGGCTGGGGAGTTTCTCCCCCTTTTCTCCGCAGAAGCTGACATTTTTTTCTTGGCTTCCTCGGTGTACCGAAACTCTTTACGAAGCTGTTTTACCCGTATACGCTCCGACTCAAAAATCTTGGACTTGTACTGTACCAATCTTCCCATAAGAATTAGAGCAAACCAGAGCCCACGGTTTTGAGGGTAGATCCGGACAAGCAGCTTGTGCGCAAAGAGATGTTCCCTAGGGGTCAACAAAACGAGATTTTCTTTCCCACACGAACCCCCCACACACTTCGGGATAATGTGGTGCCGTTCAAAAACAGGAGGCTTGGGACGAATCTTCGCCCTCTCCACAAGCCTGCGGTAAACGACGGCATAATCCACGTCAGAGTCTCCTTACCAGTTCGGCCAGCTCAGGATGACCCGCATCCACCAGCGCAGTATACACCGTCACCCGGTCGTTTTGAACAGCCTGTTTCAGATACTGCGTCACGACCGCCTCAACACGGCCCTTGAACGCACGCGCTTGATCCCGGATGACCGGAGGCGCGCTGTCCGAGACCGCCACGATCTTGTCGCTGCACATCGCAGCCAGCTCCTCGGGCGTCAGGCCCCGGTTGTCGGTCGTCTTCACGCCAACACTGAACCCGGGGGCGAAGTCGATGCTCATCGCGGCGATCATGTTCTCTGCCTCTGAACGCGGCCCATCCTGTACTCGTCGATTGTCTCTTGCGCTTCGCCAAGGTTCTTCAGACGCGCGATGCCCTCGGCAAACCGGGACATGTACATCTGCATCAGGTTCATGTCGCCCTTCATGTACGTATACGCCTCGATCAACGCCCCATAAAGCAGGGTGATTTCCGCGTTCTCGCTCAGCCAACTCGTCCCGCTGTCACTGCCTGCCGTCAGGCTGGCAGGGCGGTACAGGTAGTGGATATCTACGACATAGTTGGCGTTGGGCGTCGGCGCGATGATGAAGTTGTCCACATCGAACTGAGCGTAGTACCTCGGTTGGCCCGTCGTCGCCGCGTTCGGAGTGTAACTTTGGACAAAGTCCAGATCCTTGAATAAGAGGAACTCCTTATTATTGCTGACCTCGATAGACAACGAGAACGGCGCAAGGAAGTCCGACGGCGCCGCCAGATACTGGTTACCGCTCGTCATGTTCCCGAACTGGTTCTTCTGAAACAGGTTGAGCTGCACATTCTTCAGAATGCGCTCCTCCGCCAGCCGGATGAACAGCGGCAGGTTCGCGACGAAGCTCGTCTCGTTGTTCTCCGTGTAGTCGAGAATGGCTTGCTTCAACTGCCCATAGGTCATCGTCATGACGTCACCACCGTAACGGAGCCAACAAGCCCCACGCCCCAAACAGGCCCGAGATTGGGATCCTCAACCAGAGGGACGCCGACAAAGACGAACAAAGGCTCCGTCACATCCGGCCGTGCGTCCTTCAGAGCCTGCGGGTCAGACACCCTCCGACGAGGCTCAAGTTGCGGATGTTTGGGCTCATACTCGTCCGGTCCGACAAGAAAGCCCGTCCACTCCTTCTTCATCCGGTTCAACCTGTAACGAAAGCCGGACCTGTCGGAGATGCCGTAGGCGTATTTCCCGGAAGCAAACTTGCCCATCACATGCCCCAGCTATAAGAGACGCTTGGCTGGATGATGAATGAAGCGCGGTCGCGGTCCTCCTCCATCGCGCGAGCCATCTCTTCCTCGTAGAGGATCTTCAGAACTTCCGTGCGCGCGGGAGCCTTCTTGAGCGAAATGTAATAGGCCAGACCTGCGGCCAGCGCCGGGTAGAACCGGAAAGGGATTTGCAGGGTGTTGGTCTGCGCCGCAGCGTCGTCCATCCGCACGAGGCGGTCAAAGATGATCTGGTCTGTGCTGTTGTCGGGCGTCGGCCATACCTTCAGCACAGGCGTGATCTGACGGTCGACGTAGAACTGCATGACTCTCGCCTGCGTCGTTTTGTCAGGAATAGTCAAGAAGTCATCCCGACTGATCCGATCAAGGGAGTAATCCGTACCATCTCGACGAACTACCGCAGATAGAATGTCGATGGTCTCTGCGCCAAGGTTGTACGATGCCGTCCCCTGTGTCACCGTCTGCGTCGTCTGCGCAATCGTCCAACGGTTGATGCCCCTATTGGCCCAGTCGTTCAGCATCAGGTTCAACGACCGCTTGGCCGTCCGAAGGTCGTACCCGGTCCGCGCCTCCAAGCCACAACGCTCGTAGGCTTCTTCGATGTACTCGGTCACGTCGAGTTCGAAGGTTTTGGTTCCGGATACGGTCATTTTTTCCTCCGCAACGACTCAACACGCCGTGGAGAACCCGCCGGTTGCCCAAGCGCCTTTTTTTGCGCAACGCGGCTCTTTTTCTCCGAAGCGGTCATCTCAGATGCTGTTTTCGGTGTCTCGGAACTTACACGACGCGAAGGCCGACAGTAAGGGGTGCCACGAGACTCCCCCTCCTGTCTGCCACAGGGCTTACCTGTCCGAACGTCGGTCCATTTTTCCTTGAACCAACGCTTGAGGTTTGCCCCCGCCTTTGTCTTCCGAACAGCCATTAGATGCCCTTCGTAACCTTCCGACGTTCTTCCAGAACCTGACCACAGCCGCGAGCAATCGCACCGCCCTGAGCCTTTTTCAAAACAGGGCGCTTGCGCGGGCCCTGCGAAACGCCCCAGTTGGATGCCCCGACCTTGCGGCACTTGGCAATAGCACCGGATGCGTACGCCGAAGGGAATACCTTGTAGCGGGCTTTAACCTTTTGGTAGCACGCATCCTTTGCCATCACTTCTTACCTTTCTTCGCCGCACCACCCTTTGCCATCCGCTTGGGTCGCATGGGCGGGACAGGAACACGCCCGCCGGGCTTGGGCTTTGTGGGCATCGGCGTCATCGGTCGCGCCC